GACTCGTGCCCTCAAGGCTCAGTACACCAATGAACTCGCACAGGATCTCAAGGCTGTTCACGGACTTGATGCAGAGACTGAACTCTCTAACATCCTCTCCACTGAAATCCTTGCTGAGATCAACCGCGAAGTCATTCGTAAGATCTACAACAATGCTAAACTTGGCGCTCTACAGGGTGACCTTACCTTCTCTGGAACCAAGGCCCTTGCTGGTATCACTACTGATGGTGTCTTAGTTGTACCTCACCAGCGTGAGGGTACAACTGGTGGTATCTACGACATCAACAGAGATGCTGATGGTCGTTGGAGTGCCGAACGCTTCCGTGGACTCATGTTCCAGTTAGAGCGTGAAGCCAACGTAATCGCTAAGGAAACTCGACGCGGTAAGGGTAACTTCTGCATCGTCTCTTCCGACGTTGCTTCAGCCCTCGCAATGGGTGGATTCCTCAACATCTCACCAGCACTAAACGTCAGCCTCAACGTTGACGATACTGCTAGCACCTTCGCTGGTGTTCTTAACGGTAAGATGAAGGTCTACATCGATCCCTACGCTGGTACTCGTAACTTCGTCTGTGTCGGTTATAGAGGTTCCTCGCCTTACGACGCTGGTATGTTCTACTGCCCCTACGTTCCACTACAGATGGTCCGTGCGGTCGGTGAGGATACCTTCCAGCCTCGTATCGGGTTCAAGACCCGCTACGGAATGGTCACCAACCCCTTCGTTGGAACTGCAAGTACCAACAATATTGAGTCCACTGGTGTCAACCAGTACTACCGTATCTTCGAGATTCTTAATCTCCACGGTCAGAACAAGGCACTCACTTGAGTGTAGTTCAAAGGTAGCATAAAGCACAGCCTCCCTCACGGGGGGCTGTGTTTTTTTATATACATACTTTATTGGGAGAATATTATGTCAGGAAATGCACCCGACGCAGTAAATTATCTAAAGAGTAATAGTTTCAAGTTCACATTGAACAAGATTCCTAATACTAATTTCTATATCCAACAAGCCAATATTCCCGATACAACTGTTGACTATCCAGAAATCAAATCAACATACGCAGAGCCTGTTTATAATACAGGAGGTAGAATAACTTATGGTGAACTATCTTTATCTTTTATTGTCGATGAAGATCTTAAAAACTATCTAGAGATATTTAACTGGATTCGTGGTGAAGTGCCTAAAGACAACCTACCAGTAGATGATCTTACCCCATACGAAGATGGATCTCTAATAATTCTTAATAACTCTTATAGGCCTAATATCAAAGTAGCATTTCAAAAAATGTTTCCAATAAGTATTGATTCTATTAACTTTGATTTGACAACTACTGATCCAGACCCTATAATAGTATCTAGTCAGTTTAAGTTTAATAGTATGGACTTCTCTACAGTATGAACCTGAATGATATTCGTGAGATGGTCAGCAAAGACCTAGAGATGGATCGAACCGAACTGGATATCGAGTCTATCAAAACACCCCAACTTCATAACAAGTATCTTATTCTATTCACGGATGAGACGTTGTTGTTTAAGAAGATGCAGGCAGAGTATAAGACACTTCGTAAAGATAAATGGCTATACTACACTGGTAAGATGGGAGATGACGAACTGAAGCAGAGGAACTGGGAGCCATTTCCTCTCAATGTTCTTCGTGCTGATACTGATCAGTTTATCGAATCGGATCGTGAACTAATCATTCAGTCCCATCGTCTTGCCCTACAGGAAGAAAAGGTCAAGTACCTCGAAGGTGTAGTAAAGATCATCAACAACCGACAGTGGTATATTCGATCTGCAATCGACTGGGCTAAGTTTTCTAACGGCGGATAACTCATACATATAGTGTATGAGTGATATTTCTGTTCTACATTTAGATTCCGTATATGTAAAATTGGATTGTGAGAGGTGGATAGCAAAAGAGTTATCTGACTTCTTCACGTTCAAGGTGCCAAATCACGAGTTCAGTCCCGCTTACAAGAAGAAGCAGTGGGACGGCACTATCAAATTATTCAACCTATACAAGCAGACTATCTATCGAGGCTTACTGGATTATGTCATTCAGTTCGCTAAGGATAGAAAATATAGTATCCAATTAGAGGAAACGCTGAAGGACTCTCTACCGTCCTCTGAGTTCTCTCAGAGCGACGTTACGGAGTTTATCGACTCCCTGTCCATCGTAGCAAATAATAAAGCGATTAAACCGCACTTACATCAAGTGAATGCTATCCAACACGCATTAAACACCAAGAGATGTCTCCTGCTGTCTCCTACTGCGTCTGGGAAGTCGCTGATCATCTATACACTGATGCGTTACTATATGGAACTGCTGCCTCCAGATAAGAAGTTGCTGATCATTGTTCCAACCACAGGTCTTGTATCACAGATGCTCGAAGACTTTAAAGACTACTCATCGAATGATGATTGGGATTGTATGTCTAATTGTCATCAAGTGTTCAGTGGGCAGTCGAAAGAAACAGATAAGAGAATTGTCATCTCAACTTGGCAGAGTTTATACCAAATGCCAAAAGAATATTTTTCTAAATTCGGTTGTGTGTTTGGAGATGAATGCCACTTATTTAAAGCCAAATCACTCTCGACGTTAATGTCGAATCTAGATGACTGTTACTATCGAATAGGAACTACAGGCACACTCGATGGAACACAGACACACAAACTTGTAATAGAAGGACTCTTTGGTAGAGTGTTTCAGGTTACTACAACCAAGACGTTAATGGATAAGAATCTTCTCTCGACTTTGGATATCAACTGCCTTGTGTTACAGTACACCAAGGACGAGAAGGAGTTTATGAAGAGAAAAAAATATCAGGATGAAATAGAATGGATTGTTACTCATGAGAAGAGAAACCAGTTTATTGCTGAACTAACCAACAGGTTAAAGGGTAATACTCTAGTCCTCTTCAACTATGTGGAGAAGCACGGGAAACCGTTGTATGAATTGATTAGTCAAGGAGATAAAGAGACTTTCCTCATACACGGAGCAACAGATGTCATACAACGGGAAGAGATTCGCAAGATCGTTGATAGGAAAACTAACTCGGTTTTGGTTGCGTCTTACGGAACCTGCTCTACTGGCATTAATATTAGGAATATTGATAACATTGTTTTCGCTAGCCCTTCTAAATCTGTTGTGAGAGTTCTTCAGAGTATCGGCAGAGGACTACGAAAATCAGATAGGAAACAGAATGTAAAGTTGTTTGATCTTTCAGATGATCTTACCATAGGAAAATATGAAAATCATACTTTCCGACATCTTGGAGAGAGAATCAAAATATATACTAGTGAGAAGTTTGATTATGAGATATCGAAAATTCATATAAGGAGATGATTATGACTGATGAGATTACGAGCAGAATCATCCGATTGAAAAATGGAGATGATGTGATAGCAAAGATTGTAAAGTCTGACCGAAAGAGATTGACTCTACATAAACCCTTCTTATTCAAAACACAATCAGTGATCGATCCGATGAGCGGCATGAAGAAAGATGTTACCATGCTTCAGAGTTGGACTGCGTTTGCTGATAGTGATGAGATTACAATTCAACAAGAGAGTATTCTTGCCTTTCTAAATCCCACCGGGGAAACAGAAAAACTCTATACCATAGAGAAGAAGCGAGAAGAAGAACTCAAGAAGAAAAGAAATGTAATCAACTACGATGACGAAGAGAATCCAAACTCACACCCACCAAAGAATCCTTTGGGTGATTTGTTTGATGTGAACAAAAACGTTGACGATGCCATGAAGAAAATGTATGACGAACTGGCAGATCAACTTGATGGTGTAGATGGACTGGATGATTTAGATGAAGATGAAATGCAAGAGTTCATCGTAATGACTCTAATGATTCCACCAGAGATGCTCAAGAAGATGTTAGATCAAGGTATCATTAAACCAGATCAAATGTCTGAGTTCTTATTTGATAACATGAACTCGGAAAAGATTACTGAAGAATACACTGGAGATGATGAAACTCACCCAGACTTTGGCAATAGACTGACTGATTGGAGTTCGGATATCGACGAATACCT